GAAGGCATTCGTCGATGCCGAGAAAGTTTCCATTTGGATCCTGAATGCAACGACCTGACAAGCAGGAATAGCGAATGCGTTCCTCCGGCCCGATCGGAGGTTCCGTTCCAGGATTGGGAACCGTGGGATTTGGAGGATTGTTGACGATGTTGTAGATGACGGATCCGGGATCCCCCTGGCCACTCGATCCTCCGACGAACACATTGGTGATTGGCGACGGTCCAAGTTGGGGCATTGAGCCCGGAGAGGTATAGGCCGTGGTTCCGACGAACGTGATGCCGGGGGTGATGTTCCTGATCTGGAAACTGTCGGTGACGCGCTGCGTCAACGCATCCGACTGGGTCGGAGCGATCTGCTCGAACTCGCGGTTCGCGTCGTTGAGCTGGTTGTCCTTCGTGCTCAAGCCAGCCTCTGCGCAAGCAGCTTTGTGGCGGGACCGTTCGTCAGGTTGTACTGGCGAACAGTGGGGGTGTGCGTGGATTGGACCTGCGCCCGGATCTGGGCCGTTCCAGTTATCGAGATGATCGCCTCGCAGGTGCCGTTGCCGTAGCCGCTTGAGCTGTAGGTAAGCCCTGACAGGTCGACCGAGGCCGTGTGGTTCCTGAGCTTGAACGAGACGTCGTGGTTTCCGTTGTGAAGAGTCTGCACCGTCAAGGTCAGGCGCCATACCGATGTGATGCCGGCCGAACCTACAGTAGTCCGCAGATCAGTCAGCTCGGTATCGGTATTCGCCACGAGAACTACATCCGCTGCAAGTCCCGTATCCACGTCGTTCGTGATGGTGTTGGCGTTGACGACAAGACCGTTGGCCCCCGTTCCAAGCCTGTAGGAGTTCGGAAGGTCGGTGATCTGGATGTTGTCGTTGGCCTCGATCACCCTCTCGAACTGGGCCTTGGTGTCGCTGATAAGCGCGTTGAGCCGGTATGCCCCTGCGGGACCGCCAAGATCCCCGAACTCCGATCCAACAGATGATGTCACAGCAAACAGATGAGCGGCCGCCCCGGAAGCATGTGGTGCATTTCCGATCTGCACCTTCAGGGCCTTCAGTTCAACCGGCGGAGAACTGAGATTGACCGCTTGGTTCGTAGAGACCGTGAAGGAGCTTGAACTGGCGTTTACGAAACCACTTGAGACGGTCAGGTCCCCAGGTATCTGTACCGGGCAACCTACGCCGGCTTCATTGACCAGGCGGATGAGGGAACCATAGATTTCCACCGCCTGGGCATTCAGCGGGGCTGTGCCGGTTGTGTATCCGCGTATTCCAGCCTTGGTTTCACCGTAGATAATACTGGTCTGGGCGAACTCCGGCCTGACAGGAATCATGGCCACATCGTTGTGGTTCACCCACATCCTGCCCGTCTTGGTGCAGATGACGATCTCGCCCGGCAAAGTGCTCGTAACAAGGTTTGATCCCGGAGTCGGGGCGTTGTTCGTGTATGGGAAGAAGCGCTTCGGGAGAATCGGCCCAGTGATCGTCATGTCTCGTCCTCAAGGAAGATTGATGTCCTGCACTTCTCGGAGAAGATGATCCATCTGGCTTGCAAGAACAAAGTCAGTGTGGGTCCTGCGGGCCTGCGCCAGCGGACGCATCGGGTATCCGGAATCCGCAAGATAGTCCCGGATCTTGGTGTAGGTTCCAGCTGAACCCTGGTACCCGGGAGCCGAAAGCTCGCCATAGACCACGTTCGACAAATATTCGTATCCGCCTACCTGGACATGAGAGGCGATCAAGCCCATTACTCCGTCCCCCGCCTGGGCTGAAGTAGGCGGGCTTATCTCGGTCAGCAAGATGGTTCCGGAGTCATGCTGGTAAAAGAAGATATCAGCCGTAGCGGATCCGTCCGGAAGCATGCTCTCCACCACGAACTTCTCTTCGGAGTAGAGATTGCTGAAGAAGTTCGCCACATGCGCCTTCACAAGCCGCATGCGGACGATCTTCATCGCGGAATCAAGCATCCACAAGGTTGCCCCAGGTGCCAGGTTTAGAAAGTTGACTACCTGCAGCGGCTGAAAGGAAAGTTCACCTTCGAGTTCGGAAATGGATACGTCCGTATTGATCACCAGCGAAGTACCTGGATCGGCGTTGTAGGGCGCCATGACCTGGGTGGTTTCAAACGAGTCCGTGATGACATTGGACTTGTTCATCCACTTGAAGGCCACCAGCCGATCGTTGAGGCTGTTCGGGGTGAACACGGTCCCGGACCACTTCAACGAGGTGTTGCGGACCTGATTTGGTTGCTGGGCGTAGCAGTGGCTGCAGGTGAACAGATGCTTCTTTGAAGCGGCGAAGAACGCCATCGGATAGCAGTTGTTGAACGCCCAGGTATTGGCCGGATCAGCCGGATTGTTGAACGTCGCGAAGTAGTTGTATTGAGCCGGAAGAACCGTCGGGTCATTCGCCGCCGAGGCGCTCACATACCTCTTTCTAAGGGATATACCCTGAAGCGACTGCCGGTACCCGTAGAGGGGAGACCCTGGGTTCCAGGCTACAGGAGCCTCGACCAGCGTGCTGCCGGCGTTGTGCGTCACGGTCTCCTGCTGATAGAGCCAGAGATCCTGTGTAGCGGCTGAATATGGATAGCCAATGAGAGCTATTGCCAACCTCCTGCGTTCACGGTTCCGCCATCTATGCCACCGGTGGTCAATGTCGCAACATCGTTTTGGATCAGGTCGACCGTAAGCAGTATCTGATTCTGCACGGTCTGGCTGGCCACGTCGTTGCAGTCGCATCCAGCGGTCCCGCCAACCCCCGCACCGGCTCCCATCATGCCGGTAGCGGCCGCAGGCCCGACATAGAACGGAGGCACGGAGTCGATCGTAGGGCCGTAGAAGTACTTGCCAGTGCGGCCGTTCATGTTGGCCAGCGTGTCGTGAGCCGTCTTGATCGCCTGCTTGTACGCGAGCATCAGCGACTGCATGTGGGCCTGGTTGATCTTCCGGCCCACGCCCGCGCGCATGGCCGCGCTGATCGAGATCGCGTCGATCATCGGCTCCATCAGGAACGGAACCACCTCGTATCCGTAGAGGCCGGTCGCATTGTGTGCCGCGACTCCAAGCGTGGCCACCTGCAGGGTCACATCGTGGTCCGAGATCAGGATCTCGTCCGTGATCGACGATCCGAAGATGCGGATGTAAGCGCCCTGGTAGGCGTTCGGGCGCTTGTCGATGGACCCCAGCGACGGAGTCGTGTGGAACGTGAAGGTGCCGTTCGAGTTGAGCGATCCTGCGGCCGTGGAGACGTAGTGGCACATGACGTCGCCGCTCGGCACGAACACCAGGGTGAACGTCTTGGCGACCTCCACGGCTGGCTGAAACACGATCGAGTTGCCCTGGATCGACCAGTTGGGCCCACTGACGTTGAACTGGTTCCGTGGACGCAGGTCCTCGATGAACAACCCGGTGACGGCCTCGACGGTCCCGATTCGCACGACCTGGGCCACCGCCGGCGGCAGCTTGTAGTGCGTGGTTCCCGGGGTGACCGCTATGTCGAACGAGGACAGGATCTGGGCGTCCGACATCTGCGAGACGCGGGAGATGACGTCGGTCATCGCGCTCGGCAGGAAGAACCTGACCAGGTAGTTGTCGTCGTACTTGGCGTCCAGGTCCGGATCGTCCAGGTAGTGCCGGACCTTCTCGCAGTACGTCTTGAGGATGGAGCCTGATGAGTGCATGGTTCAGCCCGTGGAGATGATCCGGTCCTTCGCGGCCCAGATGAGGAGCTCCCTCATCTGCTCGAGCTCCGGACCCTCGTCCGGCACATCCTCAAGATTCAGCTTGTCTGCGGCCTCATCCAGCCCGCGCTTCCGGAGGATCTTCTCCATGTCGTCCAGCATGTTCTTGCGGTCGATCAGAGCGCTCTGCTTATCGCTGTACTTCTGCAGCCGCTTCTTCTTCATCTCGTCCATCATCTCCTCCTCCGGCTTGCACCGCCACATGAGCCACTCCATGCTGGGCAGGTCCGCCGGGTTGTGCCCGGGAGGCGCCGAGAACAGGCAGATCTCCGTGGCCACCCCGATGTCCTGGCCGAAGACCCTCGGCTTGACCGACCACTGGGCCAGCCCGAACTTGCCGGTCTTCCGGTGCCGGTACACGAACAGGTTCTCCAGGCCGGTCTTCCGCCTCAGGGACTCGAGCCAAGTGCACGGAGCCACGATCTCGAACTTCTCCGGCGTGAACTCGGTTCCGAACAGGAGCGCCACCGAGATCTGTTCTTCCGACATGCTCATGCTGCTCTCCAAAGAATAGGGGCCATCCCATTTACGGGATGGCCCCATTGTACCGTCTGAACCGGGATCAGGCGATGTTGCCGCTGGTCGGCATGTACACGCGGTCCTCGGTGATGCCGACGAGCTTCATGCCGTTGACCTGGTCGGGCACGAGCTGCATGCGGATGCGGCCCGGCATCTGGCTCGCCTGGGTGACCAGGTTGTCCGAGCCGCTGATCGAGAACATCGGGAGCTGGTTCGTGCTGGTGCCGGTGATGGCGCCCGCGACGAACTCGAACGGAACGTACGCATCGGCCTGGCTCATCTTCGACATGCCGGCCGGGCTCGGGGGCACGTACTTCTTCCAGTTCTTGCCGCCGAGCTTGATGCCGTACATGGTGCCACCCTCGACGTAGCGCGAGGTGCTGCCCCGGTAGGTGCGGCCCTCGAAGTTGAAGGTGAAGCCCTCGGCCTGGCCCTCGTTGGTGATCGAGGCCACGCGGCTGGTCCGGTCGATCCGGTACTGGCCGATCTTCTGCGCCTCGTACGCGGACCAGACGCCCTCGGAGGCGATGAGCGTGTCGATGGTGTTGCCGTTCGGCTCGAACGCCGAGTGGACGCGCTGGAGGTACCGCTTCAGGTTGTACTCCGTGAGCGCTCCGGCCACGTCGTACTTGAAGCTCTTGAACTCCGGCCGGTCGTTCACGTTGATGAAGTCGGTGGCGTCAGCCTCGGCACCGAGAAGCTTGGTGCCGTCGGTGTTGGTCTCGTTGCCGTTCTTCAGCCAGCTGTTGATGCCCGCGATGCCAACGAACGTGTTCGACCCGGCGTTGCTCGCGTCCATCGACGTGTTCGCGTAGACGATGGCCGCATTGTCGAAGTCGTTCTGAGCCGCCCAGCTGGTGGTAGCGGCCCCTCCGGCTGCGGCGCCCGTGCTGTCGTAGAACAGATTGGTGTCTGCGCTGGAGACGAGGACGACGCGGTTCTGCAGCGGATCCACGCTCTCGACGATGAGCTGCTTGCGGGTCGTGGTCTTCTGGTTTCCGATCGTGCTCTGGGTGTCGTTCGCGCGAAGTCCGTTGGACGGGTGGATGATGTCGATGCGCTGGCCCCGGCTGAACCGGTGGGTCTCGAACGCAGCCGGCTGGAACCGGATCTTCCAGTGATCTGCGACACCACCGGCGGAGTTCACCTTGATGACCTCGCTGTTGGACATCAGGCAGAGGCGGTACGAGCTGTTCTGGCTGAGGTACCAGTAGTTGCAGAGCGTGTGCGCCATGTTGCGGGCGAACGCCGTGAGCTTCGGGGCGACGACCTGGTCGATGAGCGCCGGGGTCGCGTCGGCCTGCTTCTCACCGAGGGTGATCATCAGGTTGGTGACGAGCGACTTCATCGGGATGGCAAGCCGGTACGCCGTGGCGTTCGGGCCCTCGCGCGGGCTCGGATACGCCTGGTTCGTGTTCTGGGTGTGCATGAGCTGACCCAGCGTCGACGTGGTGTCGCCGTAGAGGTCCTGCTCGCCGTAGGGACGACCCGGATCGATCACGCCGGTGAGGCTGCCCATGAAGAGCTTGGTGATCTTGAGGTCGCGGCCGAGGTCGGCGTTGCTGCCGACGCCCTGGCTGGTGACGACGCTGTCGCGCCAGACCGGATCAAGGCCGGCGAGGAACACGCGGAGGGACTTGTTGAGGACTTCCTGAATGCGGTTGGAATGACGGTCGAAGATCGACCCGGTTGTTGCGAATGCCATGGTTTACTTCCTTTGTCAGACGACGGACTCACCTGGACTGGATGCCAGCGCCCGCTTGATCGTGTCGGCGGCGAAGTTCTTCACGTCCGTCTCGACGTCCGTGATGCTTGCGCCCGCCTTGTACTCGGGTGCGGGAACCGGCTTGCTGCGCAGAATCTCCTGCGCGTCGAGTCCAGTGACCGTTTCCGACGAACGACCGAGCTTGTCGATGTCGCCGATTACCGACCGGAAAGTGCCCACGACGGGCTCAACTGCCTTCTCGACCTCCTCGGACATCCATGTGTCCTCGAAGGTGCCCGCTGCCGTCCGCCGCGACTGCATGCGCTCCAGAGCCCTTTGCTCGAGCTGTGCCCGGAGCGTCTGCTCTGCCTGCTTCACGCCTTCGTCGCCACGGGTGGACCGCGCGCTCTCAATTAGCTTCTGGAAGTCCGGGTTGCTTTTCAACACCCGGTCCAGCTGGGAGTTCAGATTCTCGCGGAGCTCGCGCACCCGCATCTTGTGGAGCTCTGCCCGCTGGGCCTCGAGCTCCTGCCGGAGCTGCTGTTCACGTTCGTTGCTCATGGTGTCCTCTTGTTCACCCCCACTGGAATCCTCGATGTCGTCGTCCTCGTCGGGCAGGTCGGGAAGCTCGATCTCCTCGACCTCGTCGGGTTCCGCCTCTTCCGGCGCGGGGTCCTGGGGCCGGTTCTGGCGGGTTGCGGTCAGGTACTGCGTGATCTGGTCGTCCTCGTAGCCGAGGTTCTCCAGCACGTTGCGGATGGCGTTCTCGCGGCGCTCGGGCCGGATGCCCGCCTGGAACAGAACGCCGACCTCCTGCAGGTCCTTCTGCAGGGTGTCGTTGATCTTGATGGCGTCCTCGAGGTCCTTGCGGCTCTGGACGAGGTCGGCCACCGAAACCTCGGTGCCGTCGTCGAGCTTGATCCTGGTCTGAAGGTCGATTGGGTCCATTTACATGCCTTGCATCTGGGGGGCCGGTGGCTGCTGCATCCCCTGCAGCTGTGCCATCTGCTGGTCCAACTTCCCTAGCATAGCCATATCGTCAGGATTGGGAAGGGCGTTCGGAAGTACCAAGCCCATAAAGCCCATCAGGGTCTTGTGGTACTCGATGAAGGCGTTCTGCACCTCTGCCGACGCGACCGCCATCGTGGGCCCGGCCATGAAGGAGTTGAGCACGCGGATCTGCATCTCTGGCTTGGTGGTCTGCGGCGTCAGCACCACCTGACCCGGGGTCTTTCCGTCGCCGTAGAGCAGCAGGCAGTTGCGCACCACGGACTCGTAGGCGCTCTGGTGCTCGTCGGTCCACATCGCGAAGTCCAGGCCCTCCTTGAGCGCGAACAGCATGAACGTGTCGGCGTCGATCTGGAACTGCTGCTGGAGCTGGAGGGCCTCCTGCTTGCGGGCCACCTTGCTGCGGGGGTTGATGTCCTTGATCTTGAACGAGAGCTGGCTCAGGGACGGCAGCGGATTCTGCTCGAAGCTGACCGCCATGGTCTCGGGGTCCACCACGACGCCGGCAAGGTCCAGCGTGAGCTGGTCCACCGTGAACGTCTTCGGGCTGAAAACGACCTCGCGCACGGTGCCGGCCAGCACCGCCCGGTAGCAGTCGCCCCATGCCGCCTGCACTCCGGCAGTGGGGGTGTTCATCGCCCGATTGACCTGCTCGTCCAGGAACTGCAGTCCGGTCGCGGAGTCCACGCGGCCCTTCTCGGCGATCAGGTCGCGGATCGGGTTGAGGCGGTCGATCTGCTGGACCGCGAACGCGCTGACCTTGCCGGGGACGTCGCCCGAGTTGAACGGCGTGATGTTGAACGGACGGAAGCCCTCGCTGATCGGGTCGGGCTCCCACGGGAACACGCGCAGGCCCTTGCCGACGTCGCGCAGCATTGTGTTCGCGTTGAAGGAGCCGTGCGGCAGCACGAGCACGCCGTAGCGGTCGATGTCGTGGATGTTCTTGAAGAGCTGCTTCTGGAGCTTCTCGGCCTCGCGGCACAGCGGGAACAGGAGGTCGAAGACGCCGGCGCCGTGGAAGGTGCCGTTCTCCATGAAGCGGGCGAAGCCGATCGGGCAGTAGACCTCGCGTCCCTCCAGGTCCTCGTCGTGGATCACGTACTCGCCGCTGGTCACGACGTAGCGGGTCACGGTGTCGCGCGGGCCCTTGAGCCACAGCTCGCGCACCTTGGCCACCTCGATGGCGTCGTACTTCGGGTCGGAGCCCACGACCTTCGTGTCGGAGTACTGGACGTTCGAGCCCAGGGTGTACTCGTTGGCGGTCTGCTGCTCGAAGGTCTCGCCCGGCTTGATCGTGAAGAACTCGAGCTTCTCCTTGTTGCGCGTCACCTTTGCGCCGAAGACCTCCTTCAGGTACTCCATCGAGACCATGCGCTGGCGCAGCAGGCCGCGCTGCTTCGTGTAGTCCTGGGTCAGGCTCGGGAACGGGAACAGCTCCATCGGGTGCACGACCTCGAGGTCGGCGGTCATGCCCACGGTGGGGTGGTTGACCATGTGGCCGGTGATGCCGCACGAGCCCAGGAGCGTGAAGATGTGGTTGAACTGCGGGACGACCCGCTGGAGCTGGTGCTCCGACACGACCTGGTCCAGCATGATCTGGGCGATCGAACGCTGGCGGATCGAGCTCAGCGAGGAGCCGACGCGCTGCACCAGCGGCCGGAAGTCCAGGCTGCTGAGCCGGCCGGAGATCTTGTCGACCGCGCTCAGGAGCTCGCTCGACTGGAAGTCCAGGCGCTCGTCCTCGTCCAGGTACGAGTACCGGACGGTGCCGCTCACCGGGTCGAACACATCAAACTGACGGGCCCCCATCAGGTAGTACAGCGCCACCAGCCACGACGCCCGGCGGTACGACAGGCGGTTCTGCTCCCTCTCGCAGTGCTCGTCGATGATCCTCGCGAGCCCCATCGGGTCCTTGGTCAGCTTGATCGGGTCGGTTGCCATGTTGTGCCTGCGCCTTCTTGGCCGCATACCCGCCGGGGATCATGCGGACCTGTGGTTTGACCTGAGCATATTGGATGACGGCCTCCTTCGCGGGAAGGTCGGATCCCACCGGAGCACCCCCACTGGATCCTACGGACGGGTGGCGGGGGCCGTTGCCGTAGTAGGCCAGGCAGAGCACCCCTAGCCAAGCATCAGAAACTGTGACGGTCTGGCCCATCCCGAGTTCCAGGGGGCGCTCCCGCTCCACGGAGGAGCCGAAGTACCACCGGCTCATGGCCTCGAACAGCCCGAGCGGGATCCGGGTCTCAGATCTTGGAGCGGCCGGTCGGTCTTGGATCTGGGGTTCGTGCATCGAGGATCTCGTTGATCTGCGCCGGGGTCAGCTGGTCGAGGTTCAGACCTTCGCCGATGTGGACGCCGTTCTCGTAGAAGTCGCCGTCGCGCAGGCGCTCGAACAGGCTCTTGGCCTGATCGGGACCCTGGACCTTGCCGAGCCGGCCCTTCAGGATGAACTGGGACATGGCGACGGCGTCGATGCAGTCGTCCTTCTCCAGGCCTCCGTCCTGGGCCTCCGGGTTGAACGACTCGATCTGGTCGAAGAGGTGGCGCCACGGCAGCTGTTCACGGCGCCACAGGGGCAGCTTGATCTTGCCGTGCTCGAACCGGAACTGCAGGCCGGCGATCTTGTCCTGCTTCTCCGTCATGCCGGGGTTGAGCTTGACGATCTTGGGCAGGTGCTCGACGCCGGCCATGTCGTTGGCCCTGGTGGAGACGATGGCGTTCAGGGCGTTGTAGAGGGAGACGCCCTGGCGGACCACCTCCGGGTGCACCGTCGGGCAGCGCCAGCGGTCGGCCATCTCGAAGACCGCCTTGACCAGGTCGGACTCCTGGCCCTGCCGGGCCCAGAGGTCCATGACGAACAGGTCGTTCTGGGGGGTCACGGCCAGCAGGCAGCAGACCTTGAAGTCGGAGTCGGTGCCCGACGTGTGCGACGTGTCGGCCGTCATGAAGATGCGGCTGTACCCACGGATGAACTCCGGCAACGGCATCTTCTTGGTCTCGAAGGCGTCGTTGCGCCGCTCGTGCCAGCAGATGTGGGTCGTGGACGACAGGGGCTGATCGAGCCTGTCGTCGACCTCCTCGAACCACCAGGAGTGCCGCTCGTCGAGCTCCCCGAAGAACGCGCCTGTCCCGTCGCCGGGGGCGGCCATGTACTCGGACGCAAAGTTGGAGGCGCCGATCGACTCCCGGATCTCCTCGAGCGACAGGGCCTCCTTGAATCGCGGGCGGTCCTTGGCGAGGGCGAGGCGCTCCTTCCGCGTGGCCGGCCACATGTCCGGCCAGCACGAGATCATCTCGCCGTTCTCCTCGATGGCTGCGGGGATCACGAGGCGGGACCATCGGTTGAAGCGCGGGTCCTTGGCCGCCATTCCCTCGGGCGACTCCTGGAGCTGCATCGCGTGCCAGAGGTAGTGCCGCTTGGAGACGAACGTGCCCACCCAGTCCACGCCGGTATCCGGGCGCGTGACCATGGGGATCACGATCTTGAAGAGGAGCTCGTCCATGTAGGCGCGGAGAACCGACATCGGCGTCGAGCTCTTGGGGTCGTACTCGGGGTCGTCAAGCCGGTACCGGCGCGGACGGCCGCCACGCTGCTTGCTGGAGGCGCTCAGCAGCCGCAGCCACGATCCGTTGTTGAGGATCATGTGCTCGGTGCTGAACGAGCCTTCTCCGCGCCTCGGCACGATGCGCCCGTCGAACTCCGGCGCGAAGTCGTCGTGGATCCGCTGGTTGTGGATGAGCTGCCGCTTGATGCGCTCTCCGACCTCGCGTGCGTTCGGGTGCGTGGACGTCGCGTACACGAACGAGTACGCCGGCCGCGTGACCATGCGCAGCAGCATGTCCTTGCAGTTCAGGAACGACTTGGCCGATCCGCGCGGGGCGACGGCTGCCGTCATCCTGTAGCCGGCCCACTGGCGCAGGAGGACCCAGTGGAAGTCGGGAGTCTCCAGCGGCTGGTCGTCGTAGAACAGCGGGTTGAAGTCAGCCTCGTCGTCCGGCCACAGGTAGTAGCGGTCGAACCACCACACCGACGAGACCAGGTTGTCGCCGCGCCTGGAAATGTCGTCCTCGGAGAGGAGCCACTGCCGGCAGGCGTTCACGCGGGCGAGCCTCTGCCCGTCCTTGGTGAGCTGATCGTAGTCCGGGGGCAGCGGATAGTTGTCGTTGCCCTCGTCGCGCGTGGGGATGCGCCTGATCTCCATCAGTCAGGCTCCGGCCTGAACAGGATCAGCGGAGTACCGGGACCGACGTAGGCGCACTCGATGTTGAAGGTGAAGTGCTCGACGGCCTCCTCGTAGCTCATGTCCTTCGACAGGATCTCGATGATGCGCTCGGCGTCGTACACGACCAGGGCCGGTGACCCCCACTGAACCGCGAAGCCCACGATGGCCTCGTCCATGCCGTCGATGAACATGGCCGCCGGGTTGATGTCGTCCATCGATGACCGCAGCTCGACGGAGTAGTCGACCTTGCGCAGCTTCTCGCGCAGGCTCCTGATCGTCTCGATGGCCTCGTCGATGACGGTGTGCTCGTCAGACGGGTAGTACTCACGCATCTCCGCCAGCCGGTGCTCGATGTCTCCCACGGGCATCTTCTTTCCTTTCATGTTCTGTGGCGGACAGCGTCAGCCCTATCCTGATCATGTCGGCCAGGCTGTGGTACCTGCCGCTGGCCTGGCGGTACTTGTCCGCCAGGACCTTGAGGTCGTCGTGGGTCTGCATGTCGACCCGGACGGTCTTAGTCGGCCTTCGTCCCATTGATCCGGTCCTCGATCAGAAGGTGGGCCGTCGCGGAGATGCACAGCACGGACAGCAGCTCGCTCGTCTGGTTGAGCACCGGAGCCATCCGGATCATGCGGGTGGAGAACTCCGTCCACTTCTGATTGAGCCGGCCGGTGCCGCCGGTGAGCTCCTGGCGGATCCTGTGACCGAGATCGTTGCCGGAGACGATGACCGTGTCGATGTCCACGACCCCGATGTCCTCGATGAACATCGCGCCCCAGCGTGCGAAGTCAAGGTTGCTCAGGGAGGGAATCCGGTCGTTGAGCTTCCCGATCGCCGGATGCAGGCGGGAGGACGCGGCTGGCGATAGGGGACCTTCCGGGGAGTGGTAGGCCACGGACCTGCGAGAGGAGTCGTGACTCGGAGCGGACTTGCTCGATTCGGGTTCCGTCTTCTTCATGGGACACCATTCTAACCGATCCGGTCGAGATCATGCCGTTCACTTCCGCAATTTCCCGTACACGCCTGTTCATTCTTTGAAGGGCGGCAAGCCTTGTGTTGTCCTCGAGCGAGTTGCGGGCGATGTCGATGTAGATCGTCATCTCCTCCTCGACGTCGAAACCCGACCTCTGGATGGCTGCCGCCGCACCGTCGATCGAGAACATCGACCGGATCACGTCCTCTCCGCTCTCGATCTTGTCCTTGCTCATGCCGGCTCCTCCTGCAGTCCACCCACCAGGAACCCGGCCGACAGGATCGCCGCGATCGCCATCACCATCGCCGTGTTCTTCGGCTTCAGCCCCATCCGCCTCTGCACCTTCTGCCGCACCTTGTTCGCCTGGGCCTCCGTCATGAGCCCGGCCTCACGGACGACGCCGGTCAACCGCTGCTTGCCGACCCGGTGCTTCGACTCCTCGCCACCGCCGATCGCCCTGATGGCGTCCAGCACGTGCGAGTTCTGCATCATCTTGGAGGCTTCCCGGATCTCCGGCGGGGCGGTCCTTGCGTGCAGCTCCTGCAGCAGCCCCTTGAACCTGCGCTCCGGCGGCATTCTCCGGAAGTCCGATCCCAGCTCGCGGTTCATCCGCTCCACGAACTCCACCGGATAGGTGTTGGCAATATAGTTGCCGAGCCTTTCGAGGCGCTGCTGCGGAGTGGCCTGCCGGAACTCCTCGCTCGAGATCTTCTTGATGTCCTGGACCTCAAGGTCGCGCACGTTCGCCTGCGCCTTCTTCCGCGCCGTCTCGGTCAGCGGCGTCATCCCCGCGAGCGTCGGCGTGAGGAACATGCCTTCCGGCCCTCGTCCCTTGCGGAACCCAAGCGACGGACCCAGGTAGTCGATGTACATCTGGATGGCTGAACCAAGCAGGGGACCCGGAGGCGCGGCCGTAACCGGAACTCCACGGGCCCGCAGAAGGCCCAGCTGAGAGTGCCGGCGCATGAGCTGCTGGCTCCTGGTCGCCTCCGTCTGAGCCTGCCGCCTGGCCGAGCCCATGTCGGCGTTGTCCGGCAGCGTGGCCATGCCTTCCAGCAGGATCGCGTGCCTGAACGCCTGCTCCACCGTGGCGCTGTGGTACCCGGGACCGGCCCCAAGGCCGAGCTGCATCTTCATGCGGTAGTTGCCGCCAAGCTGCTTCATCTCGTTGTAGGCCAGGTCGATCTCGGCCCGGTTCGCCATGTACTTCGGGCCGCTCTTCACCGCCCTCAGCTTGTTGTAGAAGACCTCGGTCTTCTCTGGATCCTCGAACTCCGGGAAGATCCAGCTGTGCCCTAGCGGCATCTCTGGCTTCACCTGGAGCTGGAGAAACGGATCCGTGGTGACCCCGAGCGGACGCCGCGAGAACCCGAAGACCTCCTCGAAGTCCGAACCGATCACGCTCTGGACCGCGTCCTCGAGCTCCGGCAGCATGTTCGCCGCCTGGACCTTCCGGTAGTTCTGGAGCAGCTCTCCCTGCCCGGGGTAGTACCGGTGGAACACCTGCTCCTTCGGGCGCCTCGGTCTTTCCATCTGCGCCCCGGAGGCCCCGGTCACAGGATCAAGCTCGAAGCCTGCTTCTGCCAGTTCCTGTGACCGGGACTTCGCCATGGGGACCCCCACTGATCAGACGCGGGGTGCCTTGGGGGCTCCGCCGCCACCGCCGAACGCAGCCTTCGCGCCACGGGCGCCGAACGCAGCAACCTTCTTGGACCCGGACTTCTTCGCCGGCTTCTTGATTCCGCTCTTCTTCATGACACTCTCCTTGATTTGTCCGCGACACGCGGAACAGAATGGACAGATTGTAACGTCAATCCTCCATCCCGCCAGGGAGAAGTATCGACAACTTGACCTCGATCGCCTTCGAGGCCTCCTTCTCGGCCTCGCATTCCTCGCAGCCGTAGCCGCACTCCTCGCACTCGCCCTCCTCGTCCAGCTCCCCGCCGCACTCCGGACACTTCTTCGGGGCGTACTTGGATGGCTTCTTCGGCTTTCCGTTCAGTGGGGGTAGCTTCGCCATGTCAGCAGTTCCAGGCCCGGAGGCTCTTGTTGATGCGGCTGTTGGGGTCGTTCGCGGTCTTCGAGGAGGTGAGCTTCTTCTTCATGCCTCGCATGCGGGCGCAGAAGCTGTTGCGGCGGGGACCGCCCTCGGGCTGCGGGGCCTTCAGGTTGCCGCCGGTCGCACGGTTGTAGGCCCGCCGGCCGGCTTCGCTCAGGCCGCCCTCGGGGTTCTTGTGGACCGCCTTGAAGTCGAAGCGCTTCTTAGCCACCGACGGCCACCTTGCAGTGAGTCTCGAGGAACTGGCGCAGGCGTGCGGCGTCCTCGCCATCGATGATGTCGACCTGGCGGTCGTCGTTGTACTTGATCGTGGCGGTCGTCGAGAAGAAGCTGATCTTCTCGATCCGGTGGACCGGGACGAACACCTGCTCTGAGATCGGGATGAACATCACTTGCTCCGCTTCTTGGGGGCCTTCTTCGGGAGGGACTTCATGTTGGGCGTCTCCTTTGCCCACTTCTTGGCGGTCTTCGGCATCTTCGCGAACATGTAGCCCTGCTGGGCCTTCGACTTGAACGGCATGTCAGTTCTCCTTTATCGACTAAGCAGGTAGTCGATCACATCCATTCGATTTCCTGTTTTAGCTCGCTCCCTGAGTTCCCTTCTTTTGGAAGCAAGATCCATCTCCTGTTGAACTCTTCTTTCCTTCTTAGATGGTGCCTTTGGCAACTTGTTCTCCGCGTATTTTAACCCCATTTCGACGTCACCATCCTTCCTCCTTGTTTCCTTCACTACTCCCCGCCGGCCACGTACTGCAGATACTTGGTCTTCAGGAAACGGACCAGCCCCAGAAAAGTCGTATTCGCCCTTTACCTTTAGTGGTGTTTTCTTGACCCCCAGTGGTTTCTTCATCGTGGCGGCCTGTACAAGTCGTCGCCATTCGTTTCGGAGAAAAAGCCTGTGTCCTTTGGCCTCTGCCTGATCAAGCAGCTTCTTGTTCTTCAAGACTCCTTCAAAATGAAGACCGTTGTGCCACCTAACTGAATCAATGATCGAACCAGCACCATTCTTCTCGGCCAAAGCCCTGATTTTTTTCACGATGTTGAGAGGCACTGAAACGAACTTGGCCATGGGTCAGGTCCTGGGGTTGAGGAGGTTGAGCATACGGCGGGCTGCGTCGCGGGACTCGTCGATGGTGCGCTGTTCCAGTTCGACGCCGTCCATGATGCGGGCCTTGTTGATCTCCTCGATAAGCATCGGGAGATTCCGCTCGATGTACTCGCGGGACACGGAAGTTGCCTGATGACGAGCGGGCTTGCGGCCCTTCGAGATCCGGGCGCAGCCCGGTACCAGGAAGTCGGGCTGGCCGAAGCGGCAGGCGGCCCAGAGCCCGATGCGGAACATGTGGAGGTTGACGAGCCAGTCCTCGTGGATGTGCAGCATCGGGACGCCGATCTGCCGGCACAGGCGCCGGAACGCCTTCGGGGTCAGCTGGAGCTCGTCGCAGAACCGCGACTCGTGGACCCAGCGAAGCCCGCCTCCCAGGCTGAAGGACATGCCGGCTCGTCGCTTCTTGCTCATCGTGAGAGTTCTCTGAGGATCTCGTCGCGGACGGCGCGGAGCTCCCGGACATCCTGCACGGAGATGCCCCATTCGCGGGCCGTGGAGATGTCCTCCTGGAGCTGAGGATCGACGGCCGGTTTTCGTGCAGGCGGAGGAAGCATGGTCTCCATCTGGGTGTCGGTGAGCTGACGGCTAGGCACCGAGCCAGTGTAGGCGTTCTCGATCTGCGTATCCGTCAGGACGGCTGGAACAGGAGCCGGAGCAGGAGCTGGAGCGGGAGCTGGAGCAGCGATGGACGAGAGCTGGCCCTGGGGGGAGGAGGCGACGGCCTGGCGCAGGTTGCGGATGAGGGCCTCCATGAAGCCGATGCCGCCGGCGGTAGGGGCGGGAGGCTGGTTCATCTCCTCGCGGGGGTAGCCGTCGAGGGCGAACTGGGAGACGATCTTCTCCTGCGAGCGGGCGAGGTCGCGGTTACGGTCGGCGAGGGCCTGGCCTTCTGAGAGGATGCCCGGTATACGGGATTGGAGGCCCGACAAGGCCTTGCCAGCCATCTCGTTCTGTGCAGCCCGGCGCTCGCGGTTGCGGGCGATCATGTCGCGGTTGACCGTCGCGTTCGACCGGTCACGCTCGAGGGCATCGATTTCACCGAGTTTGTTGTTGTAACGCTCCTGCGCCCGCTTATACTCCAAGGGGTCCACCTGCTCGCCACGCGCGACCCGTGCCTTGATGTTGTCCATCTCGGTCTGGTACGCGAGGCGGGCGGCGTCCCGGGCCTGATTCCACCTAGAAGAAGTCGTCGCAGCAGGTCGCGTAGCAGCAGGAGCGGTCGAAGGGGCAGCCGGACCAGTGGTGGTCGGGTATGTCGCCATCGGTTCTGCGGCAGGCTGCGGCTTGGGCTTCGGGGCGAGGGCCTCTGTGGTTTGTGCAGGAGCCTTCCGTCGCGCCGCAAGGATCTGCAGAGCGTTAGTAGGATCGCCCAGGTAGTCCATGCCTAGCTGGGCGAACATGTTCTTCTTCGGGTCTGGAACGGGTGACTGTAGCGCCATAGGACGGTCTCCTGCTGAAAGGATAATCAGATGACACTGGGTACACAACAAAATCCACTTCGCACCACCGAGCCAATGAAGGTGGCCAGGGCGATGCTGAAGGTCTGCTTCGACGACGGGCTTGGGCTGGCGGAGGTGCAGGGACGGCTGTTCGAGTGGTACGGAGGGAAGTGGGTGCAGAGGGACAGGCAGTGGCTCGAGGACGCCGTGTGGCGGTGGACCGAGGACCTGCACGTGAGCGACGACCCGAACGGGCTGGTCGTGGAGCGGTACGGGCCCACGGAGTTCAAGGTGTCGGGGATCGTGAGGGCGCTAGAGGCCCTGTGCCGGGTGGCTGGAACAGAAGTGCCGCAGTGGCTGAGGCCTGACTACAGGGACAGGCTGGAGGATCCGCAGTGCGCCGTCGCGTTCAGGGACGTGATCGTGGACGTGAAGGCGAGCGCGGCCGTGGGCGCGATGGTGTGCGTGCCCCGTGGACCTGAGTGGTTCGATCCATGCGTGGTCGACGTCGACCTGGATACGGGGGCGCAGTGCCCGAGGTGGATGCGGTGCCTCGAGGAGTGGAGCGGTGGAGACGAGGTGTGGAAGGAGCTGCTGCAGCGCTGGATGGGGTACTCGATGATGAGCCACCGGCGCTACGCGAAGTGGATGCTGTTCCACGGGAAGATCCGTGCCGGCAAGGGCACGATCGGCACCGTCATGAGGTGGCTGGTCGGAGGCACCGGGTTTGTCGGCAGCAGCCTGGACGAGATCGCCAGCAGCTTCGGGCTAGATGGGCTGGAGTTCGCGCGGGTGCTGTGCATCTCGGAGGTGAGCGAGCTGGACTCGCGAGAGGGCGAGGTGGCGGTGCGTGTCCTGAAGAACGTGCTCGGACGAGACCCGATCTCGATCAACGCGAAGTACAAGCGCCAGATGCGCAACGTCGTGGTGCAGGCCGCCCCGTGGGTGCAGTCGAACGAGATCCCCCAGCTGCCGAACAAGGGCCGTGGGCTGAGCGGCAAGATGCTGGTGCTTCCGTTTGAGAGAAGCTTCGAGGGCAAGGAGCAGCACAACCTGATGGACGTGCTGAAGGGCGAGCTGCCCGGCATCGCGGCATGGGCTCTAAGGGGAGCCATCAAGCTGGAGGCTGCAGCTGACGGAGAGAAGTTCACCCCCACTGATAGCGGGATGCGGGTGGTCAAGGACTATCACTTGGCCAATAACCCGTTCGACTACTTCTTGGAGGCCCGGTTCGTCCGGAACAAGACGGGGTCGGTGGCGAACGAGCTGGTGCGGCGTGAGTGGAAGGACTGGTGCAAGTCCAATAACGTGAAGATGCACGTGGCTGACAACCAACTGCTAAGACGAATTGAGGCCGAATCCAGCTGGGACCTTAGCAGGATCAGGAAAGGTGCTGAAGGAACGCGCGCGTTGGGGGGCCTTTCGCTGAAGAAGGACCAAGAGGACGATCTCGGGTGAGCCAGAGGCGGACTGACAGCTTTTTCCCACAACTTTTCTCTCTATATACTCCCTTATATACTTTCTACTTTCTCTTGTCAGACCTGTCAGGAGGAAGAAAGAGAGAGATAAAGGGCCGTAGGAGCTCAGAAACGGGGTTCCGGTTTGGGCGAAGTCTGTCAGTAAGCCTGGCAGCAACCTGTCAGTGGGGGGATTTCAGACCAAATTGCCAGACAAAAATGGTCTTTCCCCCCTCAGCGTCGCGCCCGTCCGGGGGGCTGACGGGGTGGCCGTGGCTGGTCGAGTCCGAGTTATCGGTCGTTATACTGCGCCGAGTAAGGGCTTTCGAGATTCGAAGAAGTTCATAAACCGTTGAAAGACAAGGGTTTACGACCGAAAGCCGGGGGGGTTGCCCCTACCGTAAGCGGAAGGGTGTCGGCCTCGCTGTGAGGCCGGAGACTCTAACTGGAGACAGAACAATGGCAAAGAACGCACCGAAGTTCGTGAAGAACCCGACCGTCTCGATGAGCACGCACTCCCTGATCGTAGATCAGGGGACGAACAAGGCCGGGAACGCTCGCAAGATCGGGCTGACGATCCTCGTCGGCGAAGCCGAGGTCAAGACGGCGAAGATCAAGGAGGACGGCAAGGAGAAGGAGGTCTCTTGGACGGTGCTCGGCACCGTCGATCTCGGCGGAACCTTCGTCATCGACGGAGTCGAGTGCCGTCTCGTGGCGACGAAGCGCTTCGGCCGGATTCCGACGCTCGAGGTCCGCGCCGTGACGACGACGACCGGCTCCGCCGGTGAGTCGGTGGAACTGTGACCGGAGGGCCCGGGGTTCACGCCCCGGGCCCTTTCTCTTTTTTGCGCCGAGCGCGCTGTCCAGCACAGCCCAACCCCACAACCCCCAATGACCCGCCAAACCAACAACCCGTCAACCGCAGAACTCATCTGCGGCACCATCGCCTTCGTCGCCCTTCTCGCCGTGTGCCACTTCCTCTCCTACATCATCTGACCAACATGAACTACACCATCCACCGCTACGACATCAACACCAAGACCGCTTCCGACCGCATCATCGCTGGTGCAATGCACAGCCAGGACGCCATTCTCGCAATGGAGGCCATCGGAAGCGAGAACGAAGAGACGCTGTGCATCAAGCGCGGCGTCACCATCCTCTTCGTCTTCGAGCCCGAGGTCGGCCTCTCCGATCTCTCCCTCGAAGACCTCGACCCCTACGACGGAGTGCCGGCCGACACCGGCTCCGTCTAACCCAGCATCTTTTCCCCCATGCCCTCCCTCCCCTTGACGGGGGAGCGGAGGGTTTCTTTCACACTCCCTGTGTGGCACGGCACACGGGGAGACCAACCAAACCCGTGCAGGACTCAGAGACATGGACAACTACCGTTTCGGACACCCCTTCCGCATCACCAACGGCGGACCCGCAATCCCCTTCGACCTGCGCAATCCGCAGATCGAGCAGGTCTTCGCCAGCAAGACCGAGATCCGCAAGCGCGGCATCTCCAAGTTCATCGCCGACAACCCCGAAACCCCCGGCTTCATCGCTGCGATGGAGTACGACATGAACTCCGCACCCCGGACGACCAACCTCGCCCAACTCCGCGAGATCGGCCTCACCCTCCCCGCCCCCTGTGACATCGACACCCTCTCCGAGGTCGATGTCGAGCACGCCCTCTGGAAGATCATCTACGGCATGGCGATTCTCGGTTGCTTCTTCGTGGGCACTAACCACCTCACCAACCGTGAGATGCTCCGCCATCTCCTGTCGGGTGTCCTCGTCGACGAGGTCTCCGATGTGCCGCCAACCCCGGACATGACGGAGTTCATCAACCTCGACCCCGTCTCCTCCGGCCCGGCTGTCACCAACCGCGACGACTACCTGCCTCGCCCCGAGCGCAACAACCGCACCATCGACATCCCCGCCGACGAAGTCTTCTGACCCGCACTCTGTTTCCGCCCCCTGCGCCGAGTCGTTTGGCGCAGGGGGTTTTCCATTGGACGCCCCATGCCTCACATCATCGCCTACTCATTCAACTCCGCAATCTGCTGCCCGTCCTGCACCGACACCGCCTTCGACAACGGCGAACTCATCCGCGAGAAGCCCTCACCCGGCCAAACCCGCAAGCCTCCCCGCTACGACGAGCACCGACTGCCCGACGACCTCACCAACATCGACGGCGAGGAGGTTCGCCCCATCTTCTCGACCGACGACTACCCCGACGGCATCACCTGCGACGAATGCGGCGAACAAATCCCATGACCCAACCACTCCGAACCTACCGAGTCACCTGCATCGCCACGCTCCTCCACTCCGTGGAGTTCGAGGTCGAGGCCTCCTCTCCCCAGCAGGCCATCGACTTCTGCATCAACCGCAACGACGACAAGGGCAACTACATCGAACCCACCAGCGAGAAGTTCATCGAGACGGAAAGCGAAACCAACTGGGAGGCCGAACCCAAATGACCCTCAACCAAACCCTCAACACGCTGCGCCAAATCCACGGCGCCAAGTTCGACGAGGGCCTGCTCGCCCCCAACTTCAAGCCCTACTACCGAGGTCCCCGAATCGAGGTCCGCACCCACAACCCCGACGGCACCACCTACACCCGCCGAGGCAGGGTCGGCATCACCTCCGGCTACTGCCCCGTGTTCATCCTGCTGCCCCGCAGCGACTCCCGTTCATCGTCGGACATCCTCAAGGACACCGACGAAATCGTCCGCGTCATTCCCGACTGGCGCTCCCGCCGGTGGGGACCACATCATCTGCCTTCACCGTGAAGGCCTTTACATCCTCACAACCCCGTATACAATGGAGGCCCGTGACCGACCAACCCACGTTCAAACCCGATGACTTCGTGATCTTCTCGCCGAGCCGTGCGGCGAGCCTCAACGACGCCTCGATGCCGGGCGACAGGTTCTACCTGCTCTCCGTCGTCGAGGACAAGAACGACACCTTCGACTTCGACGTCCTCCTCGATGGCCCGTGCGCCCTCGTGGAGGCCATCGCCTTGTCCGCCTGCAAGAAGGGGCAGCGGATATGGTTTCCCAACGAACCCTTCGGAGACAGCAAACCATGAGCAACCTCATGCTCCACGCCGGCGGCTACTCCGCCAGCCTCGCCGACGTCACCAACGTGACCACGCCGATCCCGACCGGCTCGCACTTCCCAATCCCGCACCGCTACTTCCTCGAGCAGGTCCTCGAGGCCCTCGCCTACCACGGCTACGAGGTGACCGACCAGAAGCACGGCCTCATGGGCAGGGCCGGCGAGGACTACTTCGGCGTGCTCACTCTCAACCGCATCGGAACCTCCGGTGACTACGCCCACGTGCTCGGCCTCCGCAACTCGCACCGCATGCGCTTCTCCGCACAGGCTGTGCTCGGCACCCGCGTCTTCGTCTGCGACAACCTCGCCTTCCGTGCCGACAACGCCATCGTCAAGTTCAGCCGCAAGCACACGACCAACATCATGCGTGACTTCCCCCGTCTCTGCATCGACAAGGTCGCCGAACTCCCCGGCTACTTCGACGACACCGAGCAGCAGGTCGACCGCTGGAAGAACTGCCTGCTCGGCACCGACCCCGTCTCCGCCCGTCGCAACGCAGCCGACCTGTGCATGACCGCCCTCACCAAGGGCGCCACCAACGGACGGCTCCTGCCCCGTGTCTGGCAGGAGTTCAACCGCGAGGACGGACCCGGCGGACACACCGCCCTCAAGGGTCCCTCCATGTGGTCTCTCTTCAACGCCTTCACCGAGGTCGAGAAGACCAGCGACTCGCCGGCTGAATCACAGCGCCGTACCGCCCGCCTCTGCTCCATCCTCGACGGCACTTGCCGTGAGATCGACGAGGCCCGTGAAGAGGACTGGGCCGACAGCCTCTTCGAGTGATACCCCCACTGATCCTTTCGTTCGCCCCCGCCGATGCGACCGGCGGGTGGTTCTTCGCACCCCTCACCGAGACAACACATGGGTTACTACGTCATTCTCCAGGCCGCCGAGATCAACATCCCGCAGTCCCTCTTCCCCACGCTCTGCTCTCACCTGCTCACCTCCAGGTTCATCCGCCCCGAGAACATGGGCGGCGGTGGATACGGCGGCCGAGCCGGCAAGCGATGGTTCTCGTGGGTCGACATGGACCAACTCAACAAGGCCCTCGCCGACAACGACTTCTACCGTGTGCTCGAGTGCTTCCGCTTCGAGCCCATCACCAACGAAGCCGGCGACATCATTGACCTGCACTTTGATTGCAAGTGCGGCGACGAGGAAAAGCTCTTCGAGTATCTCGCCCCTGTCCTGCCAGGCACGACCCGCCTCACATGGCAGGGCGAGGCCGGAGAGCAGTGGCGCTATGTCATCAAGGACGGCAAGTTCAAGTGGGTCGACGGCATCACCCTGTTTCCCGGAGACGAGGAGGACTGACGATGGAATCACCACGCTTCACCCATGACGGCAGGTCATACGCCCTGCTCACGTGGACCTCGGCCATGTCGTGCTGGTCGTGGTCCCTGCCAGCCGGCAAGCACGGCGCATGCCCCGCCGAGCACCGTGGCACCAACAGCATCTGCTCCTCGTGCTATGCGCAGCAGGGCAACTACCTGTTCCGCAACGTCCGCGAGACACAGGCGGCACGCTTCGCCTTCCTGAAGTCCGACCCCGCCGCCTTCGCCTCGCTGCTCGTCCGCTTCCTGCACCTCGATGACCACTCCTTCTTCCGTGTCCACGACAGCGGCGACTTCCACTCCCTCGGGTCCATCCACATGTGGACCCGCATCGTCGACCGCTGCCCTGCCACGCGCTTCTGGTTTCCCACCCGCACCCATCTCTTTCCCGCATGGTTGCCAGCCCTGCGTGCCCTGCACCGCAGGCCCAATGCCTGCGTCCGTCCGTCCGCCCTCAACTTCGGCGACGAACCACCCTTCGTTCCCGGCCTAGGCCACGGCACCGTGTCCATCGACGGCGGACTGCCCGGCATCGTCGACTGCCCCAAGTCACGCTCCGGCGGTTCGTGTTCCGACCACGACTGCCGCACCTGCTGGGACGACATCTCCTACGTCAACTACCTGCCCCACGGCCATGTCGTATCCGACCGTGAGCGCCGAGTCCTACTCACCATCGGAGCCACCAATGCCAATGCCTGAACCACGCATCATCATCGAGGACGAGGATCACGTGCGCCGTCAAGTCACATGCTCCATCGACTGGGAACCGTCCGTCGTGGACGCTCCCATCCTCACCGCTGTCGTCCGCTTCAACCCCGGAAGGGAGGTCTACCTGCTGCACATCCTCGACGACACCGGCACACCCATCGACGACATCCTGCCGAAGCACATCTGCGGCCTGATCGCCGACCGTCTTCACGACACCCGGCTTCTCGACCTGGTGTCCTCGAGCCTCGCCAACAACGACGGGCCATGCCACGACATCTTCGTGGCGCACGACCAACTCGAGGAATGATGTCGCAGCAACGCAACCCTCTCCGCTTCTTCAACCCCGTCACCTTCTACGTCTTCCTGTTCCTGTACTTCGTGTTCACCATCCTCGCATCCTAAAGAGACAACCATGAACGACCACATCACCACCGCAACCAACGCCGACCTCGCATTCACCGCCTCGCTCCGCGAGTTCATCAAGCCCATCGTGGAGCAGGCCGTGACCGACGCCATCCGCGCCAACCTCAACACCGAACTCCAGTCCATCCTCGAGGACTCGTACTCCCTGCAGAAGGCGATCACCCGCTGCATCGACCACGGCGAGCTCGCCGCCAACATCGACACCTCCGACGTCGCGGCCCACCTCTCGTCCCGCGACATCGCCTCCGAGCTGAACCTCAGCGACATCGTCGACCACATCAGCCTCGACACCGACGAGATCGTCGAGAACATCAACTACCGCCACCTCGCCACCGAGATGGTGAACGCCCTGACCCGCCGCTGACTGCCCGCACCAGGGGGCGATGCGACCGCCCCCGCCACACCCACCTGCACCATGAACGACCACGACACAGTCACACTCTCCCGCATTCGCCACGAGTTCACCCTCTTCCTCGCCATCACCGGATGGGGCGTCGCCTTCTTCGTGATCGGCATCCTGATCGGACGGACCCAATGACCGCAGTACCACCCAAGAAGAACCACCCGTGGCGCAAGGCCGCACCCCGCTGGTCGCACAACGTCCAGCACATCCGCCTCGCCTTCCCTCCCTTCCTCGACAGCGACCACCACGAGAAGCTCGTCGCCCTGAACCGCGACCTCGTCAAGCTCCTCGCCAAGCACGACCTCCCGTCCGAGCCCTCGTACACCGGGTTCTACCGGGCCAACTCCGACTGGGACAACATCGACCGGCCCACCGATTGCGTCAACCACTGCGACCGTGGGTCCAACTCCGACGGAGTCGACAATGAACCCTGAACCCACCGACCTCAACGACCTCGCCGCCATCGCCCGCACCACCAGGTCCGCCCGTTACCGACGCGCCCTCTCCACCGCCACCTCCGAGATCGAGCACCTCCGTGCCCGTGTCAAGGAACTCGAGGGCATGATGGACTGGCACATCGACATGGTGATCGGCGACGCATGGCTGTGCCGCATCGAAGGAAAGTTCGAGGACGTCGACCGGCTCCTCGGCAACGCCGTCGGCAAGGAGATCCAAGCCTACGAGATCGACACCTCCCACCACGAGAACACCCATGAGTGAACCCACCAACGCAGAGCGGGCCGAGCGTGCCCGCAACGCCCTCGCCGCCTACATCGAGAACATGCCCATCGAGCAGGCCCGCCTCGAGGAACCGGACATAGCCTGCCTCATCGACCTGCTGACCGACTCGATGCACCTCTTCGGATTGGACGAGGTGAACCAGGCATTCCGTCACGCCGACATCCACTACCACGCCGAGCTCACCGAAGACGAGGAGTCCGAGTGAACCTGCCCGTCTTCCCATCGCACCCCGACTGCCGTGCCTGCGGTCGATGGGAGCAGGCGCCCCGGAACCCCGGCGTCCCCACCACCCGGTGGGGATTGCCGGGACCGGACGCTCCCGTCCTCGTCTGCATCGGCCCCGCCCCCGGCTACCACGAGCACGTCCACAACGAGCCCTTCGTCGGCAAGCCGGGCCGCCTTCTCCGTGACATCCTACTTGCCGAACTCTCCACCTTGTGTACCATCTACGGCACGTACCTCGCACGCTGCGGGCCAGAGCCAGACGCCAAGGCGCGCGACTACAAATCCTGCCACCCCCACTGCTCCGCCGACCTGGCCTCCATCCTGGCCACGAACCCACCCCAAATCCTGGTGCTGCTACTAGGTTCCGACGCCACCGCCCAGTTCCACCGGCTGCACCTGGGCATGCGCGTCTCGCACAAGGACGCCATCTCGCAGAACGGAAAGGTGCGTCAGCTCGCCGGCACCCCCGTCCACGTCTTCGCCACGCTGCACCCGGCCGCCATCCTCCGCAACAACTCCCTGATCCACACCGTCGAGGATCACATTGAACTCCTCATCTCCACCGTCAAGGGCTGCGCCCCTGTCCCGACCGACCCGGACATCCAGCCTCCCCGATCCCCGCACCATTAGCCTGGACATCGAGACCTATGGCATCACACGATTCACCCCCACTGGACGACTCCTCCCCGAACAGACCGTCTTCCACCCCGCCCGATCCATCGATTCAGATGGGTGCAATGTCCGTGACCTTGTTCAGACCGTTTCCGTCACCGTTGCCCGTGCTGATGTTCAGCTGGAACACCTCGCCCCCGGACCTACCTTCGTCTTCCAGCTCCACATCCCCGCCCACCGACGGCACCTCGCCCGATGGCTCGCGCACGCGCACACCATCCTCGGCATGAACCTGCAGTTCGACCTGCTCTACCTCCGCTCCCAGCCCGACCTCCGCTTCCACCTGTCCCACCAGACGCTGATCGACCTGTCCGTCCTGAACTACCTGCACTCCGAGCTCCGGCCCGAGCGCTCCCTCAAGGCCCTCGGCCCCATCCTCGGAACCCATGCCTACCCGCAGTCGCAGCTCGACCGCTCCAAGAGATACCACGATGCACGAGATCCCGAACTCCACCGGTACAACGCAGCCGACACCCACAACACCATGCTCGCATGCGCCGAGCTCGCCCGCCGCATCCGCTCCGACTACCCCTCCACCCCCAAGCTCGGGCCCGAGTGCATCGACCACTACTCCGACACCATCTGGACTGTGGTCCGCATGTCGGAATCGGGAGTGCCTATGGACCGGGCTGGCCTATCGGAACTTGAGGCATCCGTACTGTCCCGCATGCGGGATGCTGAGGATTCTGCTGCCCGACTCGGGCTCGTACTCACCGGGCCAGGAAGTGCCAAGTCCAAACTGGCCCTGATGCAATCGACCTGCACCTGGATCGAGACCAACAAGGACCCGTCGATCCGGTCGCACCCCCTCTTCCAGCTCACCGAAACCAAGAAGGAGATCGCGGTCAACGACGTGAACCGCCAGCTCTTCCTCAGCTTCCGGCCCCCCACTGATCTGACGGAACAGCTCGAGCTGCTCGGCACCTACTCCTCCCTCCAGAAGCTGCTCTCCTCCTACCTCTTCCCGCTGCTCCGGCACCAGCGGATGGACCCGGCCAACAAATCCTCACGCCTCGTGGCCCGGCCCACCGGACCAGTGGGGGTGTCCTATCCCACGTGGTTCGTCACGCCCACCGCCTCGAAGGACGGGGCCGGCGGCGAGGGCGGCACCCTGCAGGGCCGCATCACCTGCAAGAACTTCCGGCATCAGACCGACCCCGACGAGATCAAGCGCTACTACCGCAGCCGCTGGCCGCACGGGCACATCGTGGGCTACGACCTGTCGCAGATCGAGATGGTCGTGGCCGGCCTGCTCTCCGGCGACGACGCCCTGTGCTCCGCCTTCCGTGCCGACCCACCCCTCGACCTGCATACCAGCAGGGCCATCCAGGTGTTCGGCCCGGCCATCGTCGACGACCCCGACTTCAAGAAGATCTACCGCCAGGCAGCCAAGGGCGCCAACTTCGGAGACCTCTTCCGTGCCGGCGCACCCACCCTGCAGACCCAGGTGTTCAAGATGACCGGCATCGTCGTGCCCATGTCCATCTGCGAGAACATCGTCAAGACCCGAGCCCACGCACGACCCGGCCTCTGGGCATGGCAGGAGAACCTGATCCGGGAGACCCGTGCCCGTGGCTACGTCGAGCTGCCGTTCATCGGCCAGTCCCGCCGCTTCATGGGCGGCGACGCATACGACGTGTCCGAAATCGTGAACATGCCCATCCAGTGCACGGCCGGCAACGTCCTCCTCCGGATCCAGCACCACCTGCACCGCACCCTGCCCTCGATCAACGCAGCCTCGCCCGACATCCTCATGTTCCTCAACGTGTACGACGCGATCTACTTCGACTGCCGTAGCGACACCGCCATTGCCCGGCTGGACACCCTGTTCCGTGACGCCTTTACCTACGTGACAACAGAAGGATACTGGGCTAGACTGTGCGAGAACCTGGGTCGATACGTTCCGATCAGGTACGAACGCACCATCTACACCTGAACCATGCAAGCAAACCACCGCCGAGTCCTGGCCCTCCTGAACCGTGGAGAGAACGCATCCTCCGTGGCCATCGAGGTCGGCCTGTCCCGCAAGCGCATCTTCGACCTGGCCCGCAGGCACAAGGTCCCGACCAACCCGGTGGTCAAGCCGGGCGGACGCATCGAGCGGCAGATCGTGAAGGCTTCCCGCATCCTGTCGCTACCCGAGCTGGCCGTCGCCTTCAACATCGCCGAGTGCAAGATCAAGCAGATCCTCTCCCGGGTTGACCGGGAGACCAAGGCCACCCTGTGAACCGCAGCTGGACCATCATCCAGGACGACCGGGAGAAGACGCCCCTCCTCTTCCCCGCCAACATGGTCATGCTGGACGATGCCCACCTGCCCTGCGACCGCCGGTCCTGCACCGTCTCCCTCACGGTCACCAAGAAGCGCCTGCCCACCGGGGACTACGCCCTCGAAGGCTTCGAGTCCCGGGTCCTGATCGAACGCAAGAAGCACCTGCCCGAGCTCTTCTCGAACCTGCTCACCCCCACTGGTCGGGAGCGCTTCGTCAAGGCTGCCGATCGGCTGCGATCCGAGTGCGCCCATCCGATACTCATTCTTGAAGGAACGATCGGCCACCTGGTCAGGACCGCCCGGGCCCAGCTCGACGTGGATCCGTGGCTGGTGGTCGACGCCCTCCACCGCATCTGTCTTGAACGCCGAATCCAAATCCTCTACCTTCCAGCCGCAACCCCCGAACAACGCAGATCAGTGGGGGAGGAAGTCGCAAGACTCCTGATCAACGGAGCCCTGACCCATGCCGAACGAGCCACTCCAGACCTTCCGAGCAGTTGAGCCCGCCCACTGGGGGTTCGGCGCCATCTCCACGATCGCCTCCCAGCCGTTCGTCCTCGGGCACTTCACCTCCACCAGCCACACCGCCGCTGGTGCCACCAATCAGGCGATGACCTTCAGCAGTACGGCCCTTGACGCGGATCGGTTCGTGCCGTGGGTGGCTCGCAACTTCGACAACTCCGCCACCACGGGATCCTACTATCCGGTCGCTGTACCCAACGCCTACGACCGGATCCTGATCTTCCCGATGTATCGTCTTGTCCGATCTGCAGCAGCGCCTGGTCTTGTTTTCGGTACCGCCGCTAGCTACGTGCCGCCGTTCATCCTGCCGATGGGCCTGACCCCCCAGACCAAGGGGTTCACCGAAGTCAACAAGCTGAACCCCAAGCTGTATCGGTTCCCCGACGACGTGCCGACGGACTCGGCTTACGAGCGGGTCTCTGGGTCCTACAACATCAGGACCCATGGCCTCTGGATCCCGCTGGCCCCGTACGCCACGAACGCGCTCACGAGCAATGGCAGCATGGCTGTAGCCACTAGCACTGATTCCCGCAGCTTTGGTCGCAACCCGGTTGTTGGAACAGGTACGGCCTACCACCTGCCAGCAGATCTCTCGATCTCGAAGGCCGACACTTCAGGTCTTGCTATTGGCAACGCGCGGCATGTCACCGGTAGCGCTGACACCATGATCGGCATGGGCATCGAGTTCCAAACTCACGGTTGTCAGGAGATCATCTGTTCGCTCGGCTCTCTCCCGACCGGCATTACCATCACGGACACCGCTGGATTAGGTGTCGTGCGGCGAGTAGAGCTGTTCCTGATGGGCATGTTCCTGGGGTGAGCCATGCGTCGATCGAGAAAGGGAGCTCATACCCGTCGAGCACTTAGAACCGCCCTCACCTACAAGGTGCGGCCTGTCATATCGCAGGTAGAAGCGGTGCTTTCGGACATGAGCAACCTGTCCTACATGGACAGGGCCGAGTACCCGAACAACATAGGACAGTTGACCAACACAGATTCAAGCGTGAACCTGCGGCTCGTTCTGCTTTCGGGCGGCGGCGGCACGGTGTACTACCGCACCTCCTCTTCGTCGTTCGCCACGAACGACTATGTGTTCAACAGTGGATTGTGGAATGTCCTGTCGTTCACCGGAGCGAACAGCGCGAACATCAATGTCGCTCCGAACCGATACATCGGGTTCGTCGTGGTCCCGAGCGCGAACGACGATACGCTCACATATCAGGTGCAGAACGCGAGCAACGCCAACTCCGTGCTCGACACCTTTACCGCGCTGAAGACCACGCAGACCGCCGATGTGACGCCGACATTGAGTTTGATGCTGGACCTCGCCTACGACGATGGCGCTCCCGTTGTGAACAATCAAGGAAACATCCGGTCGATCAACACCCCGGTGAGTTTCCGGCTCGTCAAGACAGGCGGCGGCAGCGCGTCCGTGTACTACCGATCAGCTGGAACATTCGATCAAACCGACTACGCGACGAACCCCGGACTGTGGACGGCGCTTTCGTTCACCAACAACATCAGCGGAACAATCCCGATCACGGTGAACAACTATGTCGGATTCGCCGTGGTCCCCGCAACGACCGGGGACACCCTCACCTACGAGGTGCGGAATGTCAGCGACAACGACACCTTGATGCAGTCGTTCACCGCCGTGAAGAACGCCGTGCAGGGTGGAGATGTGACTCCGAACGCGGTGAACTGGGCCAATGTCGGGTACAACGAACTGATAGGTCAGTTCACCTACACGCAGCGGCAGGTGTCCGGCATCAACCAGACGATCACCCTGCGACTGACCTTCACGGGCGGCGGCATGTTCTACATGGCGGGGCCGACCGATGCACTTGGCATGGGAACAGGCGATGTCTCGTCTACGGACGATCCGATTACGCTTGGCATGACGGGCATTGTGACGAACGGCACATTCACCGTGCAAAACAACTGGTATGTGGCGTTCGGGAACAGCGGCTATCCGTCCAACTTCACCGTCACCGTGGTGAACACCTCAGACGCGAACGCCACGCTCGACACCTTCAGCAATGTGTACACGGCAATGCCATGACGAACCCATCCCACCGAATCACGGACAACGGCGACAAGGTTGTGATCCACGACCTTGAGGTGTTCTGCGCGTACGACCCGGACATCGACGGCGACCATGACGAGGAGCTGCGCAAGTTCGACAACGACCTCAAGACACGGTACCTCTGACATGCCTGAACCGAAGACGACCAACGTGCTGCAGATCCTCCAGATCATCACGATGCTGGTGGGCATAGCGACTTTGCTGTTCGCGTTCGGCAGCAAGACGGAGCAGCTCAATCAGAACAGGACGGACATTGACAAGCTGGCCGTGGCCGTCAATGATCTGGCCAAGGCGCAGGCATCGGCCGCAGTGGTCGACGCCTTGCACAACAAGACGCTGGAGGACATCCAGCGTCGGCTCGAGAACCTCGAGAGGAGCAGCAAGTGAACGAAGACAACAAGCCTGGATACAAGACTACGGAGTTCTGGCTTTCGTTCGTGGCCATGGTGGTGGGCGCCGCATTCGCATCGGGCATCTTCCCGGCCGAGAGCGCCGGCGACAAGATCCTCGGCCTCGCAGCCCTGGTCCTCACCTCCCTTGGCTACACCGTCTCCCGCACCATGGTGAAGAAGTGACATGCTCGAGCGGATCGTCGCACAGATCACGGTTGCGCTCATCGGGTGGCTCGACCGTAAGATGGAGCGTGGCTCCGTGGCGGTCGATGCTGATCCTGATCGCGACTCTCTGCGCCGTGCTGGCGATCGCATTCGCGATTGGCTGCGGCACAAGCCGGACGGTGTTCGTGCCGGAGGAGTCGCCGATGCGGATCGGTCCCGACAGCAGGATCAAGGTGTACCACCGGGTCAACGGTGAGTGGACCCTGTCCCAGAACAAGATCGCCATACCCGAAGGCTGGTACCTGGTTCCTCCGTCCTTCGTCAAGGAGTAGGGGGATGGGATGGAGCTCAACCGGAGCAGGGACGCCCGGAATCACATAGGGTTCCTCACGATGTGGGCCTACGACTCGCATCGCAAGAAGCGCTTTCCGCTCTGGGAGAAGGAGGAGATCCTGGCCGAGGCCTACATCCAGGCCGACCGCCTGCTCGCCACCGTGTACGACCCGTCCAAGTCCACGGTCGTCACGTTCCTGAAGGGGTTCCTGTGGGGCGCCGTGCACTACGCCTACTGGACCTCGAACGGATACCGCTTCACGGAGGACGGCCCCCGCTTGAAGCTTCACTTCACAGACGATACACTCTGTGAAGAGATAGTGGTCGAGGTACCGCTGGAGCAGCTCGTCCTCCCCGAGTTCACGGAGGAGGAATGGACCATCATCAGGCTGCGCCAGGACGGATACACCATGACCCGCATCGCATCGGTCCTCGGATTGAAGTCCCCGCAGTCCGTGTACAACCGTCTCGTCAAGATCAGGGACAAGCTAACAGGACAGGAACAAGATGCCCCCAGAGATCCAGCCGCTCCCCCTTCCGACTGACCGTGGCCGCAGCGCCCGGCAGTACCTCGAGTCCGAGGGCCTCGTGCCACGGGTCCCGTCGATCCGCTCATCGGACTACAGCTCCGCCCTCTCCGATCCGTTCGGCTACTACCTGCGCCGGCGGCTCGGCCTGATCCCCGCCCTCTCGTACTCGGAGGCGCTGTCCCGGGGATCCTACTTCCACATCCTCTTCGCCCTCTACGACCGGGACGATCGGTGGCAGATCTTCCGCCGGATGTGCGAGTCCCGCATCGCCGAGATCAACCGCATCTGCAAGGAGCTGCGCATCGCCGAGTCCCACAGGGCGGACGCCGCGCAGAACGAGCGCATCGACCAGGCCTCGGCCACCGCATGGTTCAATGCGTTCGAGAACCTGCCGTGCGTCAACGGCGAATCCGTGCTCGACGTCCTCTCCGACAACTACGTCAAGCTCGACGCCGAGGCTCGCTTCACCTGGATCGACGACCGGTTCCCCAAGACCCGCCAGGTCGCCCAGTTCGACCTGCTTCTCCTCAACCGCAAGACCAACAAGCTGTGGATCGTGGACGCGAAGACGACCGCGTCACCCCCACTGATCCGGCTGGCCACGGTGAAGGAGGAGTTCCAGACCATGCACTACATGCATGCGCTCCAGTGGTTCTTCGCCCGGGGCCTGCTTCACAAGCAGTACAAGTTGGCACCGGATGTGCAGCTCGGCGGCATGATGCACGTCGCCGTGCTCAAGCCGTCCATCCAGTTCGGGCAGGCCGACCGCGACTACCACTGGGAGTCTGACGGCAAGCGCACCGGCATCGCCGGCCGCATCATGAGGGCGCCCGTCAACCTGCAGGACCAGGGCGAGTACGTCATCAAGTGGACGCGCAACCAGCCCAGCCCGGAGCCATGCTGCGGCACGATGGACGAGTGCCTGCACGTGCTGCACCAGGTCACCGGTAAGAAGCCGGAGAAGGTGTACCAGGGCGAGCCGTCGGTGTCGATGTACATGCAGCGGTGCATGCGCTGGTACCGTGGCGAGCAGGAATACCTGGACCGCGCTCCGGATTTCCAGAACGATCCTCCGCTGAACATTTCTTTCACTCACGCCACCACGCTGCTTGACAAGGATTGGTGCGTGGACTATCTTTCCCGTGTTGCCATGATCTACAAGTTGGCAACACTTGAGGCGAACCCATGCAACTTCCTGAAGAACATCGACGCGATCCGGATGGGGTCGAGGCTGGCGAACTACAGTCCGTTCTACCTGACGGAGCCGAAGGACTGGCCGGCCCTGGTCCAGACGCAGCAGTTCCTCGTCGCGCATCGAGACGCGGGCGAGCTGCCCGTGGATCCGGAGCCGCACGAGTTCGACGGGATGATCGAAAGCCTGCAGCCCGAGCCCCTCACGTGATGTTCGAGGAGGACTACATCCGCCTCGTCATCAAGCCGCGCGTCGACATGGTCCTCGAGGACGGCGTCGGCTCCATCAAGGAGCTGGCCGACCGGTTCAACGAGGCCCACTCGTGCAAGGTCTCGAAGTCGAGGATCACCGAGTGGCTCAAGGCCCTCGGGTACCGGGTCACCAGGACGGTGCAGATCGCCCGGCCCCAGCCTCAGCGCGCGCCCGAGCCGGCGCCGCGCGTGCGCGAGGAGTACGAGACGCTGCACCGGCAGCCACCGCTTCCGTTCAACTACCCGTCACCCACGTCTGTCTTTAGCAACGTGCAGATGCCGGGCTTCCAGGAGTAAGAGATGACAGTCACTACAGCAGCAGGAAAGCTACCGCAGCAGCGGTACTCGGGCCTTGGATTCCAAGGCGTCAAGATGGTCCACCCGCCGGAGAAGCTCTTCGGCCTGATCTGCGGACTGCCCGGCGAGGGCAAGTCCCAGTTCATCCAGAGCCACCCGGACTCGTGGATCTGCAACATGGACTGCACGTCCACGCTGGGCGACCCCCAGGCGTGCGTGTGGCCGGGCATCAACGGACAGGGCCAGCCCATCGACGTGAACAACGAGCCGCTCGTGCTCACGTGGGAGGCCGTGTCCACGAAGCTTGACATCCTGTACAATCTGGCAAAGACGAACCAGCCCCGTCCGGCCACCGTGTTCTTCGACTCGCTCGGTACGTGGATCCCGCTCCTCAAGGACTGGATCACCCGCTCGAACGACAAGAAGGACTGGCGCGAGATGGACGGACGCCGGTCGTGGGACCAGCTCTACGACATGGTGATCGACACCTGCCTCAACCTCCGGCGCTACGGCTACGGCGTCTACATCGTGTGCCACGTGGTCAACGCCAAGATCCCGCTGGGCGACGACCGCTACGTCTTCAAGCCGGAGCTCACGATCACCGACGGTTTCTACAAGCGGCTCTACCCGCTGTTCGAGATGGTGGCCGCGATCTCCTCGGAGTGGGTCACCGAGCAGCGGGAGATCCAGCAGCCGCCCATCGTCAAGGACGGCAAGACCGTGGTCCTCAAGCCCAAGGTCGTCACCGAGAAGCGCAAGCGCCACATCTTCTCCGTAGACTCGGAGTCCCTGTCCGGGATCACCAAGCACCGCGTCAAGATGCAGGCCGAGTTCGAGCTCCCCGAGAACGGGGGCTGGGCCGAGTTCGTCTCCAAGTACCACAACAGTGCCAGCGCGTAACGCTGGCCCAACATTCAGGAGTGTCAGAGTCATGGCAAACAGCAAGATCAGCGCAATGTTCGCAGCCCAGAAGTCCGCCTTCGGTGACGCAAACCCGGACACCGGCGTCGGTGGTCTCGGCGAGTGGCCGGCGGAGGGAGAGCACGACTGCTACGTGCTCGAGCTCGCCATCAACGACAAGGCCACGTACCGCTTCAACACCGACCAGGGCCAGCAGATGGAGCTCGCCGCCACCGAGTTCCGCTTCCGCTACCAGCTCCTGAACGACGAGACCAACCCGGACAACCCGCTCGTCTGGGGTGGCGCTCCCTTCACCTTCCCGGAGAACGCCGGAGCCGTCACCGCAGACGGCCGGCGCACCGGCCTGCAGATCGAGCGCAACCGTTTCTGCGGCCACCTGTCCACGATCCTTGGAACCAAGGTCGGAACGGCTGATGGTCTCGACATCGCGGATGCGATCGAGAAGGTCAGCAACCTGCTCGGCTCCGACAAGCAGGTCGTGTGCACCGTCCGCGCCCAGTACCGCAAGGGCAAGGGCAACTCGGCGAGCAAGGTCTACAAGACCGAGTTCCTCCAGAAGCTCCTGTCCGCCTGACAAGCACCCCCACTGATCGAGGGGGTGGGGCCCACAAGCTCCACCCCCTCCTCACAGTACTCCTCAAGTAGTAGCCGGGGGTGCATACAGCGCCCTCCTTATCGGACAAGTGTGACTGTCTCCGCTTGAAAGCGTTGCGATGGATCGGTCCTACGAGCCCCCGGCTACCTACGAGGAGATGCGAATCAACACAAGGATGGCCGACCAGGTCGGCAACCCACGGAGCTGGTCGCTCCCCGTGCCGCTGAGGGTGAGGCATTCAGGTTTCAAAGGTCTGGGAGTAACAGCACCCCTGCCCCCAGGCAAGACCGAGTGCTTCACCCTCCCGTTACGGGGTACGCCCCACATCCTGGGATACCAGGGTGACAGGAACTGGTTGGTTACGATGGTCACTGTGCCGGGAGGATCCACTCCGAAGGATCCGTTCGCCGGCGAATCCCCGGTCACTCGCGTGGACGGGGATCAGTGCAAGGGAATCCTGACGTTCGCCTCGACTGGGGTGGCGTACATGGGTTTCATCGATATCACCAGGGCGACCCTCGGGAACATGGCGGCCAGGGTCCTGGATCGTGAGCCCGACTCCAGGATCCTGGTCCGCCTGCTTCCCAGGTACGCCTACGGCGCAGTCCGTTTCTTCAGGGACCAGGGCTGCTTTCAGTTCTGGACCGCAATCTAAAAGCTCTCGAAGCCGGTGAACCCGGGCTGCTGCACCGCCGCCCGCTGCTCCTCGTTGAGCGGCAGGGAATTGATCTGGCGGGCCTGCATGCGCTGGCGGGCCGTATCCGCCCCAGTGATCGCCTCGGCCTCCACGCCAAGCTGCGGGGCCCTGGACGCCACCAGCTGCTGGTACTGCGGCCGGAGCTCAGGTGGCATCCGGTCGAGGATGCGCTCCGTCCTGGGCACCAGCCGGTTCTTCATGGCCTCGTCCAGCTGGTCCTTGCTGATCGTGAGCTCGATGCCGTAGCGCCTCTTGAACTCTGCCCGGATCCCCTGCATCTTGGGGATCTCGTTGTTCAGCAGGGCCTGTATCGCCTTGCGCCTGTACTCGACGATCTGCTCCCTGTTCTTCAACAGGAACCCATCGAAGTCGGCGCTCTCCCGGAACGTCCCCATGTCGACGCCCAAGAACTTGGCGAACAGCTGGCCCTTGCTCTGGTAGTCGATAAGCGTGCCGTCGCCCTTGTACACGGCGAGCCGGCCGTCCTCGGTCTGCTGCTTCGGGTCCACGTACGTCTTCTGCAGGGCGCCGGGCAGCCCGAACAGCGGGCCCTCCATCAGGTTCGGCAGCAGGCCCATGGCCCGGTAAGCCGCAATGCCGCCCGGCACCAGGCGGGGCAGGTTGTCCTGCAGGAGCTGCCGCTGCCCGGGGTCAAGCGCACCGCGCACGATGTTGACCGGGATGTCCACTACCGGAGGAATCGGGATGTACTCGTTGCCGGCCTGGAAGAACCGGTCGCCTCCAGCCAGCTGGGTGAGGCTGGCCCCGAACAATCCCGGGCTCAGGTCGGCGCCGAAGGTGTTCTTCCCCACCTCGTAGAAGATGGCGCTGATGCCCATGCCCCGGATGAAGTCCTGGCCCACGCCCTTGAGCAGTCCACGGTCGGCCATCCTCGGCGAGTCGTACGCCAGCGTCGTGACCGACCGTAGCGGGAAGCTGAGGAACTGGCGGAACAACGGGTTGTTTCCGATCCTGCCGAACGGCCCCGTCCCCTGGAACATCATCGGCGTGTTGAGCGAGCTGCCTCCGAACTGCGTGGCGTTCACCGTCTCGCCCACGTCCGTGACGAACCGCTGGAACCCGGGCGTCCCCTTCCTGAAGTCGATGCCCTTCGACAGGTACAGGTTCTCCACCGAGTGCGCGGCCACGCTGCGGTTCAGCCACTCCGCCTTCTCGAACAACTTCATCGGGTAGTCGAAGAAGTAGCTCTCCTTGCGGCTCACGTCATGCAGGCTCTGCGTCTTGTACGAGATGCTGTCCATCGTCGAGAAGGTGTCGCGCCCGATCTGGATCAGGTTCTCCCCATCCATGTTCGCGAACTTGAAGTGCTTCTCGATCAGCTCCCGGTGCTGCTCGTCCGTGAGCGACCGGATCCCGTACCGCTCGAGACGGTCGGACGTATACGCACCCAGCTCCTTGAACGCAGACCCGTACGCCTTGAGCACGTTGCCGAGGCCGCCGTACACGCTCGCGTACAGGAGCGGCTGCATCAGGTTCATCGTCACGCTGCTCAGGTTCAGGCCGAGGTGCGTCACGTAGAAGTACTTGGCCAGCGTGCCGCTGATGCTCTTGGCCTCTCCGAACCCGAGCTCGGCGTCCGCGATCTCCGTGAACCGCTTGTGCAGATCCTGCCCCCACTTGCCCGACGCCTTCATCGCCTTGCCCACCGGCGAGCCCATCAGCCACTTCAGCCCCTGCTTGCCACGAATCAGAGCCATGTGCGTGGCCACGTGCTCCATCTTCTGCACCCCCACTGCTCCACGGACGAGGACCTCCAGCGCCTCCTTGGCGAACCTGTCCTCCAGCAGGAAGTGCTCCTCCTGCAGCACGCTCGCGAGGCTCTTGCTCTTGCCGAGCAGCGGGCTCCTGCGGGCCTCGGCGTCCGTCAGCACCTTCACCTTCGCCGGCAGGGCGGCGCCCCTCGTGTCCTTCACCCGCTGTGCCAGTCTCGGCAGGTCGTCAAGGGTCTGCACGTACAGCGAGTGCGTGACCCCGGTGTCCCGGAAGTACCGGCTCAGCGACTCCTGCGCGTTCAGCTTGTAGACCCGGGCCGCCTTGCCCTTGGCCGCCAGCGCCTGGATCTTCTTCTGCGACGCAAGCTGCGCCTTCACCCCGGCGGCGGTAGCGCCGAACTGCTTGAACAGCCGGCCCAGGTCGTCCGGATCGAACGAACCCGTGGCGCTGGTCCTCGCCAGCGAAGAGCCCGTGGCCACGACGCTGCTGCTGCGCCGTTGCTCCAGGATCTGCTGCATGTTCGTCGTGCCCTTCAGGTCCATCAGGTTCCTGGGCATGTAGTAGTCCGGCTGCCCCTCGATCATCTTCTTCAGCGCAGCCGTGAACTGGCCCTGGTCCACCCGCCCGCTCGCCACCAGGCCCGCCAGGTCCGGGCCGACCGCCAGGGACGCCAGCTCCTTCGTCGTCCCCTTGAACGCGCTCGAGTCCCGCATGCCCATGCGTGTCCCCTCCCACATCCGCAGCAGCTTCTTCTCGTCCGCGACGAACTTGCCGGCGGCCTTGCTCGCCGCCTCGTCCCCGAACATCCGCATCCGCCGCTCGTCGGTCGCCGCCTTGAACGCATCCCTCAGCTCGCGCAGCCCGAGCTTGTCGATCACCTGGTCCATGTCGGAGGACACCAGCTTCTTCGACACCCGGTCCACCACCTCGATCTCGATGCGGCCCTTCGCCTTCCACTCCTTCTTCGTGTGCTTCTTGCGGTCGTACTTCTCGGTGCCGATCATCTTCCGCGTGCGGATCACCTTGTCCGTGACCTCCCGGTCGAGGCCCCGCAGGGACGCATCGAGCGCGTCGTTCAGCTTCTGAGCCAGCTGCTTCTTCACCGGATCCGCCACCCTGTCCGGGTTCAGCGACTCCAGTCCGTGCCGCTCCAGCGTCTTCCGCAGCGGCTCGGCCACCCTGGCCATCATCTCCTTCTCCATCTGGTCGACGCCCTTGGTGAACGCCTCCATCGCCGGCGTCAGCGCCGTACCCTTGAACAGCTGCGTCGGGCTCAGCAATCCGAGCGAAGCCAGCAGCCCGCCCTGCTCCTTCACGAACGGGCTGTACCTCTCGGCCACGTCGAAGATCGCCTTGCCCGTCCTGCTCAGCGCCGTGCCTGCAGCCGGGCTCGTCACCATCATCATGATCACGAACGGATTCGTGAGCACGTCGACGGCCGCGTCAGTCACCGAGTTCCTGCCGATCCGCTCCTTCAGCCTGGTGGTGAACAGGTCCCGCTCCTTCGGGCTCAACCCGTCCACGTCCACCAGCGTCTGCAGCCCGCCTCTCAGCGTGAGCTCGTTGTCGAGCGCCTGGGTCAGCAGGAGCTGCGGCTTGTCGTAGCTGGCCAACTTCTCGAACGGAAGGTTCATGGGTACCTGGCTCATCTACTCAAAGTATCCCAAGAACAAAGGGCCGCCCATGACGGACGGCCCTTCGCAGGGGGAAAAGATGGCTGTTTCTCAGAGCTGGCTGCGCCAACGCACCTGGACGCTCATGTTGACGACGCCACCGAAGGCGCTGCCACCGGCCAGCCACAGGGTGTTGTCCTTGTTGACCACGTTGGTGCCGTCCTTGAAGGAGATCTTCACGATCTTGCCAAGGGTGCTGGTGGCGGTGCGGTTGGCCTCGTTGGTCATGTAGCGCACCGGGTAGTCTCCGGCAGCGGTCGCCAGCGAGATCTCGTCCACCACCACGGTCGAGTTGCCCGTGCCGGCATACGTCGGGGTGGCGAAGTCGGTGTTCTTGATGACCTTGATGGTCTCCGCATTCGTCGGCGCGTCCGCAACGTAGATGTTGATCGAGTCGATCACGATGTCGCGATCTGCATACAGCAGGGGCCAGCTCGTGCCGGTGCTGTTGGTCTCGATGTTGATCACGGTCACCGAGAAGTCGTTGGGGTAGTAACGGGTCTCAAGCGGGATCTGTCCAGCCATGGTTCACCTCAGTAGGAATCGACGAGGGCCTGCATCACATCGGGAGAATCGGGGGATCCGGGGGGGTTTCCAAACCCACCGGTCGCCATCTGGTACGCCACGCTCTCCAGGAAGTCCGTGCGCCTTCCACCACCGATCACGACCGCACCCGTGGGCAGCGGCCTGCCGGCCATCAGCTGATTGTACAGCTGAGGGTTCGCGGCCGCCAGCCTCATCATGTTCTCCGCCATCGCCTGGTGCAGCCGGCGCGCCTTCATCTGCTGGGCCGCCTGGTACCGCATCTGCCGGGCCTGCTCCCTCAAGTCCTTGTCGAACCCGGTGAACTCCTCCTTGACCGCCTTGACCCCGCCCTTCCCGAGCTCTGCGCCCATCAAGGCCACCGGAACCCCGATGCCCAGCGCCGTCATCGGCGACGAGAAGTCGAGGCCCACCGCCCGTGCCGGACCCTTGACCTTGCCGATCAGGGAACCAAGGCCCTTGAATGCCGAACCTGCGAAAGCGCTCATCGGGACACCTCGATCCAGGAGTACACATCGTCAATCGACGCCATCTTCTCGGCCACCTTCCTGTCCACCACGGTCGCAAGCCCCAGCAGGCTCACGTCCTTGTCCTCCAGGTACCGGCTCCACACGAACGTCCGGTCCTTGCGCCTCATCGCCGCGCCCTTGCTGTGGTCCCATAGGAACCGGCGCACATCCACCTTCGCCTTCAGCTCACGGCCCTTGCGCACCAGCGGTTCCTTGGTCACGTTGAGAAGCACCCCCACTGGATTGCGATCAGTGGGGGTGAGCTTGACAAGGGCAAAGCCCCGGGAGTTGTGGGACTCCACGATCTCGTGCGAGAGGTGCTTGACGTCGTCGATCTGAACCATCACATCCTCGCCATCATCTCCGCGATGCTCGGCCGGCTGGGCTGCGCCAGCGCCGCAAGGCTGGCCTGCTGCCCGGACAGGATCGCATTGAGGGCCTGGTCTTCAAGGTAGCGCCTCTGCATCTGGTCGTTGGACTGCTGGCGCTGGATCGCGGCCATGTCGATCATGCGCTGCATGTCCCGGATCTGGCTCTTGGTCGCCAGGTCCTGGCCCATGCCTTGGCCGACAGCCCCGAGGGCCTCGAGCGCCTTGAGACGCCGCTCGTCGGCTGCGTCGATGCTCCCGCCCTTGACCATGCCCAGCAGCTCGTACGCGGTGTACATC